TAAACTGGGGTCAACCACCGTGATGATGGTACGGGGCGGCAACTCCCAGATGCCAATCCGGGCTAGGGGCCGCGCATCATTAATGCGAATAACCTTCTTACAGAACCCTTCGCTGATAACGGTGGCGGGTAATTCGAGCCCGGCAATATGGACCGTGACAACGGCAATCGCGGCATGCTCGGTCGATAGTTCTGCGTCGGCGCTTTTCACTTCAGCGACTTGCGCGACTGTTAGACCTTCATACTTTCGGCCGTAGCATTGGCAGTCCATCGAGCTTGGGTGCATACAATCTTGGTATCGGCCGTCTCGGAGCCAAGCTTGGTTTGTGTAGTCGAATTCGTTGTGAATCATGCGTCCCTCCCGCTATCTCGTCGACGCGACACGGCATCCGGATCAATCGTCGTGAGTCGACGGTAATCGGGATGGGTCTCAATTATATCGGTCAACCTGTAGTGGATGTTGTTTGCGTCGCGCATCAGTTCGCGTCTAGCGCGATACCAGTCGGCGCGGACCCATCCGCCCGTGGCATCGTCGTCGCCCGTGAGTAACGCTTCAAAACGCTCTTGCATGTGACGGAAATTCGCGAGTGTTAGCAGTACTCGGGCCACTGTTAGCGCCATCGGCTCGCCGGTCGGCAGGTTCGGTCGGGTAAACATTCGGTCTCCTCGGTTATGGTTCGTGTTAGTCACGATGACACCGTAGTCCCTATCACTACAATCGTAAAGGTCTTATTTGCAAATAATGTGAACTACGATAGTCAAACGATGGACTGCTCTACAGAAAAAAAATGGATGTTTTATGGTTTTGAGCCGGTTTTTACGCGTTCGGTCCAGCTGGCAAACGCCCATTCGAGCACAAAATGAGGCAAATCGACTCAATATTGCGAGCAGTGAGTCGATGGCTTTGGTCGAATGCACAGCGGAAATGGAGCTCAGTCGTGCGTTTAGGGGCCAATGCACAGGCTACTCAGGGTTTTGACCCATGCGCATGCGCATGTGCGCGCGTATGTGTGCATGTGCGTATGTGAGCACCCAAATGCGTGAGTAGTGTGTGCATCCTATACCTAAACGTTACACTACTCTCTAATTATACCGACTCAATGCTAGAATCTCATCGACTCACCGACCCCTAGTAGTGAGTCGATTCGCTGTAAATCATGCACGAATGGGAACATGTCAAGCGGAGTCAACTGGTTGAGTCGTGCAAGGCTGGGTCGGATTGGGTAGCGAGGGGTATCGAATGAGGTTTGACCCCCCAAAGAGGCGAGAAAAATAGGGGGTATACTATACTACCTAGCAAGGGGCATGCCATGTTATCGAGCCCTGGAGTATGGTATATTTGTTGCAACTGCAAGACCCAATACCCAAGGGGGGTACCTTAGAGTTGGCGCGCGCGTGCTATATATGACACCCCCTGACCACCAGACACCAAAAAACCGATTAGGCCATTCTGTCAGTTTTGTCAGTTCTGTCAGCCCGGTTCTCTTCAGTTGTTGTTGCCGGCCTGCATGGGGCGTTTGTGGTTCTCTAGCTGGAAGAGTCTGATCCTGGCGGAGCTAAAGTTCCTTGCGTTGACTGGATGTAGTCTATCGAAGTTAGCTTTCTGTGCGAGGATACAGTCTCTGAGGAAGTCCTGTGGTGGGATTTCGAGAGCTCCGCAGCAGTCTCTGACGGTTTGCCACAGGCTTTTATCGAGCATAACCTTCTTGTTTCCTGTTGGGCAGGTGCGTTTAATGTCGTTGCCGCCGAAGTGGTTTGGGGTAGTGGGCAGTCTTTTCAGCAGACTATTGATGCCGGCTTCGACGGCCAGGCTAACGAGTTGCTTGACAGAGACGCCTGCTCGGTCCGAGACTTTAGATAGAAGTGTATGGCACAGGTCATCGATGTTGATACTGACTGGAGGGTTTTTCATGGCTAAGGCTCCTAAAGAGAGAAAAGTAAAAGACAATCCTAACATAGCCAAGTCGGTCGGGGTTGCCAAGCCCATGGGTTCTCCATTCCCGATCCCCATGCCGGATATGGTGAAGTCCGATTCGGTGTCCGACTATTACGAGGGGGCCGCTCTGGGGAGCGAACAGATGCTCCATTGGGCGGTGGCTAACTTCAATGAAGACCCACGCGAGCTTCGGGCGGCGCTGCGCTCGGTGGAATCCTATGTGACGGTCCGCCGCAAGATAGGTGAGATGCTGGAGAAAAGTGCCGGCGGCAAATCATCGTTTGACCCCTGGGGCGAATCGCCCGTCAACAAGCAGTACGCCAATGCTATGGCCAAAGATAAGCTGACCGCCGTCAAGACGGAGACGGAGACTCGTCGTGGAAGAGCGTAACGCCGAGGAGCTGTGGTTTCGGGCGAAAGAGGACCGCCGGTTTTTCTTCTCGGAGTTTCTGCGAATACGAACCCTAGTCGATGGGCAGTATAAACTGGAACCCCTCATCCTCAACCGAGAACAAGATGAGACCCTTGTCGCTATAGAAGATATGGAATACGCCGGAAGGCCGGTCCGCATCATCATCGATAAGTCGCGGAAAGTAGGCATCTCCACCCTCATCGAGGGGCTGGCGTATCATTACTGCATGTTTAACCGCAACGCCCATGCGATTGTTGTAGCACACCTTCAGGGAGCGACGGAGCGTATCTTTGAAATCACCAAACGCTACCATGACAATATGCACCCCGGCTTGGCATCCATCGCACCGTCGCGGTCGCTGAAGAATCTGGTCAAGTTCAAACACGGCTCCATCCTGGAGGTGATGACTCAGGGCTCGACCGATGCGGCTCGGGGCTCCACCCCGTCTTTTCTTCATCTCTCCGAGCTCGGATTGTGGGACCGCAATCGGCAGACCACCTCTGCTGAGGATGTCCTCCAGTCCACCTTTGGCTCTATTGAGGATGAGCCCGGAACCTACGTCATCATTGAGTCGACGGCCAACGGACCCAGGGGCGCATTTTACGACAGGTGGAAAGCGGCAGTAGATGACTCGCCGGGTAATCTATTCAAGCCCATGTTCTTTGGCTGGCAGGACCATTGTAAGTATCGCCTCGAGCCGCTGGAGAAAGACGAGAGCCTGATGGAGCAACTCCGCGCAGCCTGGACGCTGGGCGACGAAGACTTCACCGCCTCTATCATGGATGAGTTCGGATTCAACGCGACCTGGCAGGAGCGGATGAAGGAGTTTAGCCTGGAGCCTTGTCAGGTTCGGTGGGCACATCGCACGATGGCCACAAAGTTCGGCGGCGACATCCGGCGGTTCGATACCGAATACCCGCTCTCCTGGCAAATCAGTTTCCAGTCTTCTGGTGGTAGTGTATTTGACTCCACTCAAATCACAGACCTCATCGCTTCTTCTCCCGAACCTGTGGATAAGTTCATGATGTTTGGCAGTGACTTTCGCCGGATACGTGGTGGGGATGAGTGGGAGATTTACAAAGAACCGGTTGAGGGGCATGAATATATAATCGCGATCGATGCTGCCGCTGGTATTATTGAAGGAGACTATGCCTGCATACAGGTGTTTGACCGGACGGACAAAGAACAGGTGGCTGAATACTATGCGAAGATGCCGCCTGATGTTTTGGCTGAACAGACTATGTCCGCTGGCCGGCTTTATAATAATGCGCTGCTGGTGCCTGAAGTAGATGGACCGGGGCTGGCTTTGCTGCGGCTGTTGCTCGATGACTACCCGGACATCTATCGCCGCTCGAACTCTACGGCCTGGACGCAGGCGTGGGGATGGAAAACCAGTCAGCAGTCTCGCGCCTCTTCTATCTCAGAATTAGCTACTGCTATTCGGATAGGCTCATGCCGGTTCTACTCAAAGCGATTTCTCAAGGAATGTCTTACGTTTATCTATAATCAGGGCGGCAAACCGGAGGCTCTGCCCGGAAGTCATGATGATGCGGTGATGGCATGTGCCATTGCCATATATGTTGACAAAGAGTATGGAGATGTTAACACTCATAGCGTGGCATCCCCTAAAAGGGAATACTCGCGAAACTCGGTGGCTAGACTATTGAAGAACCAACCTGAAGAGAGACTGGATCCTCATCTTGGGAACAATTGGTAATGCAAATACTAATGGCTACCGTTGGGATCCTCATTCTCTTCCTGCTGACGATTATTGCGTCTTTTCTGGCCTATGGGGCCTATCGGTTGTTTGAAATGGAGCGCCGGCGGATGCAAGTTGAGCACGACAGCAACTGGGAAGTGTTCGACAGTCAACATAAGGTAGATTTCGAGAAAGTATACGCTGACGATAGGAGTCAATAAAATGCCAGGATTTCCCCCTCCGCCTCCCCCCGACATGGGTGCGCCTATGGGCGGCCCGCCTCCAACGGGACCGCCTGAAATGGCCGGCAACCTAGGTCCTGGTGCCCCACCGGGGCCGGGCGGTCCCGCTTCTATGGAAGCAGGCGCTCTACCTCCCGAGATTGCAGATAAACTCGCTGTCATTGTCAGCTTCCTGGCGCGATTTCCTCCGCCGGTGCTGGCTATGATTTTTAAAGCTGCAATTTCCGCCCAGGCCGGCGGTGCGGATGAGATGGGTCCTGCTGGTCCAGAGATGGCGGGTCCGCCCATGAGGGCCGAGGCTGCCGGCGCCATGCTAGGCGCTGAGGGTCCCGGTCCGATGGGTATGGGCGGTCCTCCCCCAATGGGAGGTGGTCCTCCGATGGGAGGTGTGTAATGCCATTTGGTGTTGCGGAGGGAATCGGGCTCGGTCTTGCGGCCCTTTTCGGGTCGATTGGTGCTGGGGCGCAGTGGTCGGGTTTGTCTGACCAAGAGAGGGAGCGTAAGAAGCGCATGCAGCTTATGGAGCAGCAAATGGCCCAGGGCGCTAGGGGGCAGCTTTATATTGAGCCGCCCACTCAGCGGCAGTCTTTCTCGGACTATCCGGTAAATCCACAGATTATCGCGCCGCTTCAGGCCACATCTCAGGTGCAATCGGATTATGCCTTGCCGGAACAGCCGAGATATACTCCCCCGCCTCCGATAGGTGGCTACAATCCAAGGCAGGCCTACGCTAAACAGAAGAGTTGGTTGGCCTAATGTTCTTGACCCCCAGGGCTCAGTACGAGCAGGACCGGATGCGCCATCCATATGGGGATCCTATGAAGGATGCGTTGCGGGTTTTGGCAGCAAAGAGGCTGCGTCAGGGTGGATTTGAGAGCGGATTGGGGGCCTCACCAAAGGATATAGTGAGACCGCCTATTGGCTCGGGGAATCGGATCATGAGTCCGCGTGAAATCGCCGCATTGATGCTTATTCGTAAGGATTTAGAGGCATGAGCAGCGCCATTGCCAAAGAGTACAAGGACAAGGGTTCTAAAAAGCCCTATATTCCATCGATTCGGGAAAAAGAGCGCGTATCTTACGTTGAAGAGCAGTATCAGCTCAGTGAGGCGGCGAAACTACGGGTTGTAAAGGACACTTGGTTGGCGGTCTCATTCTTCAGCGGGCGCCAGTGGAGCACGTATAATCGTGTGACACGCCTGCTGGAAGAGCCGCAGCCGCCATCCTGGCGTGTTCGGATGATTTTGAACTATGTTCTGCCGACCGTTGAGACCTTATGTGGCAAGTTGGTGGAGAATCGCCCTGGGGTTACGGTGCTTCCCGCCTCATCGGATGATGATGATATTGAAGCGGCGAGGCAATCTGAGCGGCTGATTGAGCACCTGTGGCATGACTTGAACATGCAAGTGAAGCTCCACGAAGCCTCCAAGTGGATGGCTACCAGTGGCACTGCATTTTTTAAGGTGTGGTGGGATCCGGAGGCGGGCTCTGAATATGAGAGTGAGGCAATCGAGCTTGATGAAGCTGTTGAGCGTTACGAAGAGCTGACGGATGAAGATGCCCCGGAGCCTAAGAAGACAAAGCGATTGTATCAGAAGACAGGGGCTCCGGTTGTTGATGTTCTTAGTGTGTTGGATGTGGGTTGGGATCCGGGGGCCAAAGACATTGAGACTGCCCGTTGGATGGTTCACGCCAACCCGATGCATATCGATCAGGTCCGCGCCATGTGGAAAAAAGCCAAGCATGTGGCAGCCGACTACACCTATGTGGCCGATGAATACAGCGCCCAGGTGCTAAAAGACTTCTCCTACAACGTGGGCTACGAGGAAAAGAACACAGATAGAGTGCTGTGCTTAGAGTATTTTGAGCGACCCAGCCCTCGCCATCCTAACGGGTACTATGCGATCACATGCGGCGGTTTGCTCATGGAGGAGTCCGAGGAGCTCCCGTATGGCGACTTCCCATTTGTGATGGCCCGCCACATCACAGCGCCGGGGCGATTCAGTGGCGATGGCATCGTCAAACACATAATCGCACCACAGAAGGCGCTTAATAAGGCGGTCTCGCAGCGTATTGAAAATAAGGACCTTCATGCGATGCCCAAGTGGCGAGCGGAGAAGGGGAGTATCGATAAATCGCAAATCACCGACCAACCGGGTGAGATTATCGTATACAACCGAACTGCGACCAGACCGCCGGAGCCATTACCTCCCCCGCCCCTATCTCCTGAGCACAGGTTGATAGAGAAAGAGCAGATTGACCACATTGAAGCGATTAGTGGCATTAGTGATGTATCCAGGGGTCAGGCCGCTGCTGGCTCTTCTGGCCGGCTTGTCGGTCTTCTTTCTGATTTAGACCAGACGAAGCTTGGCCCAACGGTGCGGGAGCTCGAAGCGGCTGTTGAGAAGATTGCTCGGCTTATGCTGATGTACTGGCGGGACTTTATGCCCATCGAGCAGACAATCAAGGTTGCCGGCAAGGATAATATACCGGAGGTCTTCAGCTTCCACGCCAGCCAGGTGCGCTCTACCGATGTGCGTATTGTGGCCAACTCAATGCTACCAAAGCATCCGAGCTACCGGCGCGAACAAATCATGCAGATGTTTCAGGTGGGTATCCTGGGCGATCCGAACGACCCGCAGACCAAGATGGCAGCTCGCAAGATGATGGAGTTCGGCGGCTCTGAGTTCGAGGGTGATGACTCGAAGGACCGTCAATACGCACGGGAAGAGAACCATGTGCTCATGAATGGCAGGCAGACCGAGGTGCAGCCATGGGAAGACCATGTGGTGCATATCGATGAGCTGATGAATTTCATGAAGTCAGTGGACTACAGGCTGCTGTCGCCAGACATTCAATCTAATTTTGTGCAGCATCTGGCGATGCATTACTACTATGAATCACAGGCGCAACAGGGCGTACCTTGGTGGCAAGAGTACGTTGGAGCGCCCGGTATGCCCCCAGGGACTCCGCCGGAGGAAGTGGGGGAATTGGTCCAGGTGCCTCAACCGGTAGCTGGGCCTCCTGAAGGTGGAGGTCCACCTCCAGGGCTTATGGGAGGCGGCACTCCCGAGATGAACCAGGCAATGGGGACTCGCGGGCCAGGTGTTGCAGAGTATGAATATGGTTTTGAAACAGGACCACGGTAAACGCCTACTGACGCGATAGTCAGTGCGTGGGAGATATAAAGATGAGCGATACTGGTACAGACCACACGATGGAATCGCAGGCCATCGAGGAAGCCGATCTTAACGCGGAGTCAAGCGATATTGACGAATTTGAACCTGAGATTGGCGAGGACGGAAAACCGCAAGCGGTTCCTTATGAGCGTTTCAAGGAGAGTCGCGAGCAATTGCGAACTGTCCGAGACTCGCAGGGGGACTTGGAGGCGAGGCTCCGTCAGTTAGAGGCTGAAAAGGACCAACTGAATAACTACGCGCAGTGGGCGCATGGTCAGTTACAACAAGGAATAAATCAGGTAACACAACCGCAGCAGGCCAGTGAGTACGATGAGTTTGCCGATCCATTAGAACAGAAGGTTACCAGTTTAGAGCGGAAGTACGAGGAGTCGCAACGGCAACTCAGTGAGGCGGCCAAGTGGCGCCAAGAGGCTCTTCTTGAGAAAGAGGAGCGCCGCATTGAATCGGAGATTTCTGATGCCCAGGCTAAGTATCCCTGGGCGGAGAGGCGAGACATCCTAGAGGGGATCCGAGTAAATCCCTATGCTTCTGTAGGAGAGTTGGCGAAGCGTTCACACCGCTCCGAGAGTAAAAAGTTCGAGAAACGGGCTGGCACTCGGGGAATGAAGGTGCCTCCGCGTTCTTTGCAACGTGGTGGAAATGTCGCGGCTCCACGGGCACGGGATTATGGTGATAACCTTGAAGACGCTGAGGCTGGTGCGATTGAGTTCCTGAAATCAATAGGTTGATTTTAGGAGGGTAGCTCATGGCTATTCAAAAGATCGGAACAGTTGGGGGCGGCAGCAATTTTGATGTTGTTCTCAAGGATTTTTATGAGGGTCCTGTTCGGGAGCACCTCAACAACAAGGTTACACTTCTGCAATACGTCGAAAAGTCCAAGCGAAGCTGGACAGGTCGGCGGGTTCAGTTCCCGGTGCATTTGACTCGTAACTCGGGCGTTGGCGCTCGTGGTGAAACGTCTTCGCTTCCGGCTGCTGGATCACAGGGTTTCGTCACGTCAAACATTCTGGCTAAATATATGTACGGCCGGATTACTTTGACGGGCGCTGTTATCGCAGCATCACAGGGTTCAGCCGGCGCATTCGCTACGGCAATGAAGACGGAAATCGACGGTATGCGCCGCGATTTGCGTAACGACATGAACCGTCAGTGCTACGGCAACTTCCTCAATGACGCGGCGCTAGGTGCTGGTCATGGTGGTAAAACGGGCGTCATGTCGCTGGTTACAACTCCTGTCGGAACTGTTACCACGGTGACTTGTGATAATCCCGGCAGTCGGTACGTCAAGGTAGGCGATGCGCTTGCTATTGGCACTGTTGCCGAATTGACGAGTGGAACGCCTATTTTTGCAGAAGCATTGACTGTCCCAAGTCGAACCACGTTCACGATGGCCAGCGCAACAATTGTTGATAACGACCTTATTGTTCGTGGTGACGCTAATGGTAACTCGTTTAACAACGAGATTACTGGTATCGATCACATCGTCCAAGACGACAGCGATTTCGACTTGCAGGGTGTTGATGTTGGGGCTAATGCGGATTGGAAGGCGCACAACGAAGGCAATGCCGGTACGGACCGTCCGTTGTCTCTTGAGTTGATGCAACTTACCATTGATGCAATCGATGAGAAGGGCGGCGACGAGCCGAACCTTATCATAGGCCATCACTCGCTTCGTCGAGAGTACATCAATCTTTTGACAAGCGATGTGCGCTATGCTCCTGAGCAATTGCGTGGTGGTTTCCAGAAGTTGACGTATGCTGGCGGTTCGAACCCGATCACAATCGAGTTCGATAAGCACGCAACCTACAACAAGTTATTCTTCCTAAGCACAGGCGACCTGAAGCTCTATGTCCAAAAAGACTGGGGCTGGGCGGACCAAGACGGTTCGGTGCTTTCCCGAGTAACTGGCAAAGACCAGTGGGAAGCGTTCATGTGTTGGTATGGAAACTTGGGTTGTGAGCGACGTAACACGCACGGCGTGTTGAGCGACGTTAGCGTCAGTAACCTTATTTTCTAGTTTTATGGGGGGCTTCGGCCCCCCTTTATTTAGTATCCCTTCGGGGGGAAAACTGTGGAGTGATAGACCAATGATCAAAGACAGAAATATCGATTATAAGTACCGCATTGAGACGATTCATGCGTCTGCGATGACCACCATGAGTAATCTTGTTGGTACGGAGGATGCTGAGGCTGACTTCATCCACCCTGCCGGAAGCAATGCGGATGCCCTGCTGACTACTTTCGGCTCTGCCGGGCTCGTGGGTTGGAAAATGACAACTGCTGGCCGCCTGGTGCGACATCTTT